GGCAAGTGAGAATCTTACGGTTGAACATCAAAAAATTCACACCGCTAAATTTGACCCCGTTAATCGTGTTTTGTATTTGCCAATCTGGCAAGATATGACTGGTTTTATGTACGACCATTTAGGCGGACATGAAGTTGGTCACGCTTTGTATACACCTGCGGACGGCTGGCATGATGTTGCTAGTGATGATTCTAAAGGCAAGAATTTTAAATCATTCCTTAATGTAGTAGAAGATGCTCGCATTGAGAAAAAAGTAACCCGTAAGTTTCCTGGTTTGAAAACTTCTTTCAGAAAAGGTTTTCAGGAATTACTTGACCGTGATTTTTTCGGTATCAGATTCAAAAATGTAAATGATTTGCCTTTTATTGAGCGATTAAATCTTTTTACAAAATCACAATATACTGCTGAGTATATTAAATTCACCACAGAAGAAATGGTCTATGTTCTCAAAGTACAAAACCTTGAAACATGGGAAGATGTTCTTGCTCTGACTGGTGAAATTTACGATTACTCCAAAGATGAACAATTTGACATGCAAATGGAAAATCAAATGCGTGATTTTGAAATGTTTGATATGGATAATGAAGGTGATTATTCCGATTCTGATTATGATTATGATGATGAAGAAAATGAAGATGGTCAGCCTGAAAATGGTAAAAACAGTAAATCGTCTGATGAAAAATCGGAAGATAAAACAGAAAATACCGAAGGTTCATCCAATGCTGATAATACTGAAAGTGATGATTCTGAATTTGAACAAGAACCTGAATTAGACCGTTTCAAAAACTCGGCTGAATCTGACCGTGACCAATTTTCACCTCAATGTCGCACCGATGACTCATATCGTAGAAATGAAAATTCGTTGCTTGATGCCAAATGCAAACCTTACCTTTACTTAGATATTCCTACAGTAAATGCTAAGAATGTATTCACACCTGCAAAACGTGTCCAAGAATTGTTGAGTAAATATTATGCTAAACAAATCGCTGATGGCGGTTTCGATAATGCATATGTTCAAAAATTAGTAACTGATTTCAAAAACAAGAATGACCGTTATGTGGGTCTACTTGCCAAAGAGTTTGAAATGCGTAAAGCTGCCAAGGCGTTTAGTAAATCTAAACTGTCCGATACTGGTGATATTGATATTAACAAACTTTGCAATTACAAGTTTGATGACAACATTTTCCGCAAAGTGATGTTGGTGCCAAAAGGCAAGTCTCATGGTTTGATTCTGTTACTTGATTGTTCTGGTTCTATGTCTGATAACATGGCAGGTTCAATTGAACAGATTTTGGTTCTATCTATGTTCTGTCGCAAAGTGAATATTCCTTTTGCAGTATATGGTTTTACTGATTGTGCTGAAACATATCAAATCGACCGTGGTTTAGATAGGTTCACTAATCGTAAAGATAATGATGATTCTTTCTCTCGTAAGGTTGGTCAATTAGCCTTCTCTAATGTACAATTGCGTGAATACATCAATTCAAAAATGTCTAATGTTGAATTCACCAAGAGTTTGCGTAATCTAATTCTTTTGAAAGAAAGTTATGTATACACTAGAGGTCAATACAACCGCATTGGTCGTCCTGAAAGTGAAAATCTTTCAAACACACCTTTGGTTCAGGCAGTATTTGCAGTCGGTTCAATTTTGAATAATTTCCGTACAACCAATAACCTCGACATAACAAGTTTGGTTATTGTCCATGACGGTGATGCCGATAATTCTTCCAGTCATTATGTTGAAGTTGAACGCAAAAACTATGATGGTGTTTCAGAAAAACATGTTTATGGATACAGCTTTGATATCCGTAGTTCGAATGTTGTTATTCGTGACCGTAAAAACAAATTTGAATATGCTCTTTGTCCAGATAAAAACAAAGTGTATTCATATTACACAAATGAAGAATTGTTGCGTTCTGCTTTAGAATGGATCCGTGTTGTAGGTAAAACCAAAGTGTTTGGTTTCTTCATTCTTGCTTCACGAGCCAGTCATGCAAAAAGTGCAATTCGTGGTCGCTATTATTTTGAAGATGGTTCTACAATTGAAGAAATTCGTAAAACTAATGCTGCCATGGCATTTGAAACAGAGAAAGCTTTGATTAAGAAATTCAAAGATGAGAAGTTCCTGATTTCAAACACTAAAGGTTACAATTCATTCTACCTGATTGCAGGTGGTTCTGAATTACAAACCGAAGAGGAAGAACTTGAGATTAACGGTACCGTTACATCACACAAACTCAAAACGGCATTTATGAAAATGGCGAAAAAGAAACAAGTGAATCGGGTACTAGTATCCAAATTCATTCAAGGAATGGCAGTTTGAACTGTTGTTTTTCGGCAACACGCTGGTTGACAAATAGGCCAGTTGTGTTATACTATATGTATCTTATGAATTGAAGAGGTTTTATATTATGAATCGTGCTCAGAAAAAAGAAATGTTTATTAATGCTTTAGTGTTAACTGGTAAAGACCAAATCACTAAAACAGAAATTACAGAAATTTGTGAAAAAATTGATATTGCTCATCCGTACTGGTTTACGAATGATGAGAAAAACAAAGTTACTAGAGGTGTTTACAAAGTGCCAACAGGTGTGGTAGTTACTGCTAGTCCCGTAATTGAAATGGCTGCTCAAATATTACCTATGACCAAACATGTAGAAAAATCTGATAATCGTATTCAGAATGTCCAAACAGATTTGGAATCTTCTGATTTGGTCCCAAAATCATATAAAAATTATGTGCCATTTGGCAACTTTGAAGATGTGCTTGCAATCGTAAATGCACACCGTTTCTTCCCTGTTTTCATTACTGGTCATTCTGGTAATGGTAAAACAATGTCAATTGAACAGGCGTGTGCCAAAGCAAAACGTAAATTCGTTTGTGTATCAATGACACCAGAAACCGATGAAAGTGATTTGCTTGGTAACTATGTACTGATTAATGGTAATATGGAATGGCGTGATGGTCCTGTGACCACTGCTGCTCGTCAAGGTGCCGTTTTGTGTATTGATGAGATTGATTATGGTGCTCAAAATCTTTCCTCATTGCAACGTGTGCTTGAAGGCAAACCTTTTATGTTGAAAAAGAAAGGTGAATTGATTTCACCTGCACCTGGTTTTACTGTATTCGCTACTGCCAATACTAAAGGTAAAGGTTCTGATGATGGTCGTTACATGTTTACTAACGTGCTTAACGAAGCCTTCTTGGAAAGATTCCGTACAACAATGGAACAAGAATTTCCTCCTGTTAAGACAGAGCGTAAGATTATCGAAAAAGAATTGACCTCTGTTGGTCGTGCCGATAATGAGTTTGCAGAAAAACTTGTTACATGGGCTGATGTGATTCGTAAAACATTCGCTGATGGTGGTTGTGACGAAGTGATTTCCACTCGCCGTCTTGTCCACATTGTTGAGACATTCGGTATCTTTGGTGATAAAATGAAGGCAATTGGTCTTTGTTTGAACCGTTTTGATGATGACACTAAGGCATCATTCCTTGACCTGTACACTAAAGTTGATGCAGGTGCGAATACCGAAACAATTCTTGCCTCTACAATGGCACCTGAAGAAATTCCAACACCTGAAGAAGATATTCCCTTTTAATTAAGGCAATGGTGTGTTATTTGCCTTAAAAAGCATTGACACACCTTTTTTATTGTGTTATACTTACACATCATTTGAGAGATGAGGCGCCTCTCAGATAATTCTTTTTAATGCGACTCGTTTTTATCATGGAGATATTATGTCTACAAAATCTAAAGTTCTTTCTTACCTTTCTAAAGAAGGTTCCTACAACACTTTGACCGCAAACAAAATGCAGTCAGTTTTCGGTGTTGCAAACCCATCCGCAACTATCAATGAGTTGCGTAATGAAGGTCATGCAATCTACTTGAACAGCCGTATCAATACAAGTGGTGACAAGGTTGCTTTCTACCGTTTGGGTACACCAACTAAGCGTATGGTCGCTGCAGGCATTGCCGCAATTCGTTCCACAGGTGAACGTGCTTTTGCCTAATATTTCTTAGGAAAAGTTAGAGGAGAAGGATATATAAAGTATCCTCTCCTCTTTTTTATTTTATGGGTACATTATGGAAATACAAGTTAAACTAGAAGAATTAAAGCAACATAAGTTATTCGTTGCTACTCCAATGTATGGCGGTATGAACCACGGACTTTATATGAAGTCCTGTTTAGACTTACAAACAACAATGCATCGTTATGGTATTGAAATTAAATTTTCTTTCCTGTTCAACGAATCATTGATTACTAGGGCTCGCAACTATTTGGTTGATGAATTCCTACGCACAGATTACACACACATGCTGTTCATCGACAGCGACATTCACTTCAATGCACAAGACGTAATTGCTTTGTTAGCACTTGATAAAGATGTTATCGGTGGTCCTTATCCTAAGAAGTCAATGAATTGGGGTAAC